GGATTTTTAGGTTTATTATCTGCTTTGAAACCTTTATTTAAATAACTTTCAAGCTGATCCTCATAAACTTCAATTTGATTTTCTCCATCTGGAAAAAAAATTTTTATTCTTTTAGCCATTATGAACTACCCCTTGTAAATTCGTATAAAACCCTTGCTGTTATTCTTACTGCACCATACGGAAAGATAACCCCCTCATCTGAATTTGCTTCAACAATTTGGGTATCAAGAGCATTTCCATTTCTGGTTATATCATTGTCGAGGGTTTCTTCAACCACTTCAATGACTTGGTTTCTCAAAGTGTCAATATTTGCTGTAGTTCCTTTAACAAATGCCACAATTAAAAAATCTATTGTTCCTTGTCTTTTTCCACTTGAAACTGCACCCATTGAAAACATTTCCCTTGTTTCGTCACCGGTCTGAATAAACATAGCCGGGAATTGACTGTCTGCAAGTTCTTCCACTTCAAATGGTTCTCTTGTAATTTTTTTAAATTCTATTGGCGATGAAACAGCATCAAGTTTTGTTATTATATCACTTGCAATATCTTCTCTTTTGCTCATCTTCTTGCTGTTCTTCTTGAAATATTATCAAAAAATATTTTTTTAATTTTTTCTTCTTCTTTTCTGCCTATTGCAAAAAATGGACGTCTTGGAATTCTGCCTGACCCGGTATCGTGAAAAAATGCTTTTTCTCCCTCTTCTTGTCTTCTAAAAAAAATCTGCCCCTTTGATGCAGATGATCTAAAAGTAAGTGATCCTAACATTTTTCCAGAAAAAAATAAATCAACAAAAGATGTTTTCCTACCTGCTTTTTTTCTGTTTTCAATTGTTTGTTTTGCATATGGTCTAAATCTATTTCCATCTGCGTCTTTACCTTGCAAGGTTCTTTCTTCTATTCTTAATGATCCATATGCACTAGCTCTTGCCAAACTTTCTTTTATTATACCTGGCATATCTCTTTGGAATTTTTTAAAAAATCTTTGCACTTCAATTGAAGTGTCTTTTATTTTTATATCTGCGACCATTATCTTTGAAGTCTTAAAAGATGAATTGGCTCTTTTTCAGATGCCGAGATTGTTCCTCCCCCGTCTTCATCATATTCAACACCGTCACGAAGAACAGCTTGAAACTCTTCATTATATTTTTGTCTATAAAAATCCATTTGAACTTGAAAAGTATCTTTACCCTCACCTGTGTCTGGGTCTCTAAATTTTGAAAGCATTGGATATATATATTCTGCAAACGCTTTATAGCAAACAGCACGTCTAAATTGCCCGGGGGTCAATTTGCTGTTTTCTAATTCTAAAGAAGTTACTTTTGTTATATCTTTATATCTTACAGTATGTCTGTATCTTTCCCACCATTCTTCACGCACTTGTCTAATAACATCATCTTCAGCATGTTGAAGCTGCGTATTAAAAGATGATATTCCAAAACTTGCAATGTCTGGTTGATATTCTTGCAAGTTGGATAATGTGACGGAAAAAACTGAAGTTGTCATTTTTTAGATTTCTTTTTTGATTTTTTCTTTTTGGGTAAATCTCTTGATGTGGTTGCTTCCATTATTTCAAAACCTTTATTGATCCAAGTTGTTTTATTATTGTTATAATCATCAATAGATCTTTCAATAACCCTGTCGCCTTTTTTTAATTTTACTATGTCATTCATAAAGCCACCTTATTTGAAAAAGGGGTGGAAATCCACCCCTAGTTTTTATGTTAGTTAATTACTGACTCATTGAGCATTTCTACCCCATAAGTGTCATGGATTTCTCCAACACCATAAACTGCAGTAGCTACAATTTCGTCTGCTCTTAACGAAGCGTCTCGTTGGCTTTCAATCTTTAGATCTTGCATCATGGCTAGAGCTAAAGCGTCTTGAGAGAAAACTGCACCTTTACAATTATCTGTATCAGTTGTTCCATCTACGTTTGATGATTCAAAAATTTGAACACCGGCAATTGTTCCAATGAAACCAGTTCTCATAGCTTCATTTTGTAAATCACCTGCGTTTGGATTTACGAAAGTATTTGTTAGTGATTTCTTCACATTGTAAATAACTTTCGGGTTGAATACACCATAGTAAGGCATCGGCACGTTTGCTTGTCTTAAAGTTGCAACTGCTTTGAAAATATTATCTATAGTCAATTCAGTTCCAGCACCACCAATGCTTGTTGAGAAACCGTCGAATAATGCGATCAAATCTTGATCCATTTTTTTTGCGATTGCTTCTCCAAATAATCTACCAATATCAGCTGCAACATTTTGTGGTGCAGAGTTTCTTGCTAGATCTGTTAATGTCGTCATGATTCCTTTTTCACTTGCAGTGATAGTCACTGAAGTTGGATTGACGGCTGTGTTTGAAAGGTCTGTTGCTTCATTCACGTTTGCTGCACTCACGGCCGAATAAATCGGTACTTCTACAGATTTTCCACCACCAGCAATTGTGTAATTACGCACTAGACCACGCATTATTGATTGCTCTTGAGCAACAAATAATGATTCAGCAACAATCTCGGTATATAGTTCCGATATCGTGCTCGAGGTCGTTTCGTTAGCCATTTTAGTCTCCTATTAGCTTTTTGTTAAATTTATGACTGTGGGCTTACTATCCCGTTCCTTTTTATATTCTGCGTAACGCTTCCTATCTTCCGGATTAGTCATGTCTAGATCCCCAAGTTTAAAAGGTTTTGGGTTTTCCTTGCCGACATTTCCTACACTTCCACTTCCCGAGGGAGTTGCTGCACGAAAGTGTGGGTTCTGCGTAATAAATTCGTTTACTGCTTCATCAATTGATAAAGGGTCACCATCATTATTATAGCGGGTTTTTTTATTTTCGTCTAGAACTTCTACACGCCCATTTTCATCTAGTCTTAAATTTGGTCTTATCAAATCTGAAACTTGATTTGGATTGATAGCTTTATTTTTTGAAGCAGAATTTATTAGTTCTCCATCAATTTTAATTTTTTCTATTTCTTTTTTTAAATTAGAAATTTCAGCATTTGATTTTTCAGCTTGTTCTTTTAAAATTATTTCAAACTCTCCTTTTTCTTTTTGTTCTTTTAATTTTAAATCATCAGCTTGTTTCTTCAATGCTTTAGCTTCATCTGGATCAATCCCACCATACATTTTTTCTGTTTTAATTCTTTCTCTTGCTAAACGTCTTTCAATGATTTGATCTAGTTCGCTTTGAGATATTGTGGGTTCTGATTTTTCTTCAACTGCTTTATCTTCGACAGGTGCAGTTTTTTTTTCTACCTGTTCCGGTTTTTGCTCGTCAGCCATAAAGTTTCTCCTTTTTTGCTTTTTAATATACTATTTAAAAATCATCTGCAACCGGTCTCCATTGATGACGACATCTATATCCACCCCGAACTATAAAAGGATCTCCCTCTGCTTTTCCTTTTAGATCTTCCCCGGATCTATTTTTGTGCAATTCTTCTATTTCTTCTTTTGTATAACTTCTTCCAGAATTAATTAATTTTACGCAAAATGGTCTGCTATCTCTTACCAAGCTGCCAACATATCTAAATTTTTTTAGACCAGATTCATTTGCTTTTAGAATAGTAAATGATCCGTCAAATTGCATAACTGAATCATGAGCAATCTGCGAGGCATAAGTTGACATTGATCGACCAACCCTATCAACATCTCCAGATATTAGACCAGATATATCTTTGACAATTTCTTCAAATGGCTTTCCGGCTATTGCATTTTGATAAACATTCCCGGATATTTCATTAAAGTATCTATTTGCCAAGTCTTCAAAACCTTGGAAATATTGATTTTTTAGTCTTGTTATTGTTTCTAAATCAACTTGCGTAAGTGATTTAAATTTATCTGGTAAGTCTAAATCTCTAAATTCTTTTAAAAATTCACCCACAATTTTGTCATAATCTCTAATGAAACTGTCTGTTTGCGCTCTATAAGTTTCATTAATAAACCTTTGTATATCTTTTCTCAAATCAATTGCTATTCTAGTATCTAATATTTCTGTTGGGCCAACAGATCTTTGGATTTGGGTTATTATTCTTGCTTCTAAATCAGCAAGTGTCTTTTTTATTTGCACCTCGTGATTATCAGCAAGTCTTTCAGCAAATTCTAATCTAGCCATTTATAGAGGGAAACTTTTTTTCCACGCTTTAATAGACCAAAATGCCGGGCTCAAAGATTTTTGACCTTTGACTTCTTTCAAAACCCCACCCATTCTAGCAAGAAAAGATCTTTGTCTAGCCGGATTATTTTTTTTAATAGACATTCCTCTAAATCCAAAAGTAACTTTTTTGATTCTGCCTGTTGATTTATTTTTTACATAAACCCCAAATTTTTTTCTTTTATTCTCGCTTGGAGATAATCGAAAAGGTTTATTTAATTTAACTTTTCTACCTCTATATTCGGCCATTATTTTTTCTTACG